CGCTAGTGGTGCTGTAGAACCTAAGTACTATATAGGTATACTAGAAGAAACTATTGCTAATGGTGAGTTTGGTAAAGCAGTGCACTTTGGTGTTGTGGATCAGATCAACACTAATGCATTTAACGATGGAGATGTTCTATGGTGCGACCCAACGGTCCCTGGGGGATTAACGGTTACAGAACCTGAAGCCCCGGCTGTAAAGCTTGCTACTGCATTTGTTTTAAACTCTTCTACAAACGGTAAGATTGCTGTAAGGGTTCAAGGCAATGAAGGGATACACGAACTGCATGATGTACATATTGAAGACGTATCGAATGGTCAAGGCCTTATATGGGATGCGGCTCAAGGGTATTGGAAGAACGGGGATTTAGCTACAGGAGGTAGTGCAGCAAGTACGCTAACTGTAGAAAAGAATGAGTACACTGGCGATGGAACAACTGTTGCTTTTACTTTATCTTCTCCTGTACAAAGCGAAAGTCAAACACAGGTATACATAGACGGTGTTTATCAGTCTAAAGCAAACTACACTACTTCTGGTAGTGTTATTACATTTAGCGAAGCGCCTGATTCAGGAACAGATATTGAAGTGATACATTTGCTATCTGTATCTGCTGTTGTAAAGACAGACGCATTTACCGGTAACGGATCTACAAGCGAATACACGCTTTCTCAGACACTTTCAAGCGAAAATAATACTCAAGTATACTTTGACGGTGTTTATCAATCTAAGAGCACTTATTCAGTCTTAGATAACGTTATAACATTCAGTGAGAATGTACCTAGCGGAGTTGAGATAGAGGTTGTACATTTAAAGGCTGTAGATCTAACATCTTTAAACAGTAGTTTGATTACTGGGGATGGTGTAACAACAGACTTTACATTACCTCAAGCTGTAGATAGTAAGGATAAGACATTTGTATTCTTACAAGGTGTTTATCAGGAGAAATCTACATATACTTTAGATGGAACAACAATAAGTTTTAGCACAGCTCCTCAGAATGGATACACGGTAGAAGTTATTACTTTTGCAAGTGTAGCACTTGGAGGTAGCGGCGGATCAGATAGAAAATTAGCCGTATACGGATTAGTAGGATTAACAGAAACATATTACTCAACAATATTATCATAAACAACAACAAATGGCAACATTAGCATCATTAACCACATCAGTAATTAATTACTTAGACGCCAAGATAACGGCGGCTACAGCTACATCGGAAGATATAGTACTTCAGTCTAAGGCTCTACAACAGCTCGGAGACGCTCAAGATTTGTTAAATGCGGTATCTATAGAAATCCCGGCTGACACGGTTGATTTTTCTGCGGGTCAAGTATTTACTAAAACACTTGGGGCTAATACGACTTTAACATTTACTAACTTTAATATTGGAGAGGTTAAAGACCTTGTGATTACAGGGGATTACACTTTAACACTCCCTGTTGCCGCTAATGTTGTAACTGGTATATATGATGGAACAGTGGATAACCTAATTCAGGTTTTATGCACATCTTCTTCGCCAGCACAGTTTTGGGTAACAATTAATCAACCAGTATAATGGCATACAATAGAAAATTATTATTTAGTAAAAGCTTTCCGTCTTGGGATACACCTGAAGGTAATTTAGGTGCTTTAAATCAAAGTGGAAACCCAATAAATCCAATTCAATTAGTTGCTACTGAATTAAAGGAACCAGGGTCTACGATAACCTATGCAGTTACAACCGGGGCGTTGCCTACAGGATTGACTTTGTCTTCTTCTGGTGAAATATCTGGAACATTAACTGGTTATAGCAGTTCTGAAACAGTAAATTTTACTATAACAGCAACAGATGATGAAGGGGAAACTGCTATAAGAAATTTTAATATTCAAGTTTCTGCTGCGTACAACATAGATTATTTGGTAGTTGCTGGTGGCGGATCAGGGGGCGGGGTTTCGCCTAGCGGTGGGTATCATGCTGGCGGCGGTGGTGGCGGTGCTGGAGGTTATTTAGCTGCTACTTATTCTTCAGATCCAGGTCAATTGATTCCAATTATTGTTGGAAGCGGTGGAGCTACTGCAAATACAGTTAGAAATCCGGGGTCAAATTCTTCTTTTGGTTCAATAATATCAACAGGTGGAGGAGGCGGTTTTACTGGAGGAACCAATGAAGTTGCTCAAAACGGAGGTTCTGGCGGCGGTGGCGGAAGGGATGACACAACCGCGGGTATTGGGATATTTGGTCAAGGAAATAATGGAGGGACTGGAAATGCATCAAATAGTGGCGGCGGCGCTAGTGGTGGCGGCGGCGCTGGCGGATCAGGATTGCAAGGAAGCTCTATTGTGGCTGGGAATGGGGGCGATGGCTTGCAGTCATTAATAACTGGCACGCCTACATATTTCGCTGGCGGCGGCGGGGGAGGTAATGGTAATACTGGATCTACCTCATCTATAAGCTCAGGCGGATTAGGAGGAGGAGGAAATGGATCTAGGCATAATGTAGATAGAGCCGGAAATGCTGGAGCTACAAATACAGGCGGTGGAGGCGGCGGTGCTGCGGCTTGGACTACTCCAGAAAGTGGATTAACCGGTGGCGCAGGAGGTTCCGGAATAGTAATCCTTAGAATGCCAACTTCAAAGTATAGCGGAACAACCACGGGCTCTCCAACCGTAACTACCGATGGCACAGACACAATATTAACATACACTGGAAGTGGAACATATACAGCTTAAGACATGGCACACTTTGCAAAATTAAATAACGAAAATATAGTAGAGCAAGTCATTGTTATTGCAAACGAGGCTATGCTAGACGATAACGGTGTTGAAGTAGAAAAGCTAGGGCTTGACATATGTAGACACCTATCTAATTGGGATAACTGGAAGCAGACATCTTACAACGGAACCTTCAGAGGCAAGTTTGCAGCTGTTGGAGATTTTTACGATACATCTAAAGACGAATTCATAGCACATGGCTCAAACTAAAGTAAAAGACGGATTATTAAACTTCCCAGACAGGGATGACTTTATACAGTTACCCAGTGGAACAACTGCACAGAGGCCATCAAGTCCAGAGCAAGGCTATTCTAGGTATAACACTACTGATAAGAAGCTAGAGTTTTGGAATGGTACTATATGGCAGCAACTCCCAGGGGTTGTGCCACCCACTATTGAATCCGTATCTTATCCAGGCGATGACTTAGCTGCTGATCCTGTAGGGGGTCAAACAATAACATTAACAGGAACAAATTTTTTAGCTGGGGCTTCTGTTGAAATTGACGGTACACTTGCTTCTGTTGTTACAGTTGTTTCTAAAACTGAGATTACTTTTACAGCGCCAGCTAAAGCCGCTGGTGATTATGATATATTACTAACTAACGGAGATAATACTACTGCTACATTTGTAGATGGTATAACTTATAATGGATTGCCTTCTTGGACAACAGCCGCTGGAAACTTAGGTACATTCCCTGCTGGTTCAACAATCCCAACAATTACTTTGGTGGCTACAGAGCCAGATAGCGGAACAGTAAGCTATAGTGTTACTACGGGTGCTTTACCTACAGGCTTAACACTTACAGGCGCTGATATAGATGGAAGCGTTCCTACGCCGGCTGGAGAGACTACATACAACTTTAGCGTTACGGCAAGCGATGATGAGAATCAGGAATCTACTGAAAGAGCGTTTAATATAGTTGTGTACATACAAGTAACAAATACTGTTGATGAGGTTGATCCGTTTGGAGGTAGTGGCGTAGCTTTTTATAAGCTTGATGGAGATGCTACTGATGTTAGCACTAATTACAATGGTGCCTGGGTCGGAACGCCTTCTTATACAACAGGTATATTTGGTCAAGCGGCAAATTTTAGTTATACAAATGGTGATTATATAAACACGAATTGCCCTTTAGTTTTTGATAATTTACCAACCGACATAAGTCCTATAACGGTTTCTTGTTGGATTAAAGGACAAGGGTACGATGGAGGGAATTCAGGTTGGATTGCAATGGGAGGTTATGTAGCTTATATTAGAAAAAATACAAATGGTAAAATAGAAACACAAACACTTGGATTTCAAGGTGGTGGTATAGCTAAAGTGGAATCACAAGTTGTCTTAGATAATACAAGCTGGTATCATATTGTAGCTGTTTGGAATTATAAAACAACAAAACTATATGTAAATGGGCAATTTCAAGGTGAAACCACAGGTACAAGAGATTATCAACCTGACCCACAACTAAGTAAAAACATACTTATAGGTAGATTTAATCATAATACAGTTGTGCAATACTATAATGGTCAAATAGACCAATTTAGAGTATTTACAGATGAATTAACCCCCTTAGAAGTACAGTCTTTATACCAAGAAAGAGTAGTTCTTTGCGGTGGCCAGGCAGAAACAGTTGACATATTAGGAGACAACAGCTGTATAGCTTTATATCCTTTAGATGGCAATGCTAATGATTTAAGCGGTAATTATAGTGGAACGCCTACTAATGTTTCTTATGGCGTAGGAGAGTTTGATTTAGCTGGTATATTTGATAGCAGTACTAATTATGCGTTGCTACCTTTTAATTTACAATCAACACCATTTAGTATTTCTTTTTGGGCAAAAGATAATTCTGGCTCAGCTTATAATATTGCAAATGGTTCAGGAAGTACGCAAAATGGTTGGATGGTAACTGCCGGAGTAGGTAGTTATACATTTAGATTAAATCAAGGACCAACAAATTATTTCAATTTTAGCACTGTTAATGTTGTAGATCAAACGCAATGGCATCATGTATTGGTAACATGGGATAATACAACAAATGCAAATGGCGCTAAAATATACATAAACGGATCTTTAGATAATCAAGCAACATCAACAGGAACAAGTAATTTTACTTTTACTAATTCTGATATAACTATTTTTAAAGAACCATCAAGAAACGAATGGTATGGTAATGGAGGAAAACTAGATCAAATAAGATTTTTTAACAAAGCCTTATCCTCAGGAGAGGTTACTACATTATACAATGAAACTGCTTGTGATGCTTTAGCTTGCTCAGGTACAACAAATACTTTAGATATATTATCAGATGGTAGTTGTGTAGCTGCTTATCCTTTAGATGGTTCGCCTGCTGATTTAAGTGGTAACTATAACGGAGTACAAACAGATGTTACTTATCCTGTAGGGAAGTTTGACTTAGCTGGAAATTTCAAGGCTTTGCAAGGTAATATAGTTGTACCTGTTGGCGTTTATAATAATTCTTTTAGCGGTCATTCTGTTTCTTTTTGGATGTATTCAGGCGGGACTAATTATGAGACGCCTTTTTACACAAGAACAAGTTCGTCGCCTGCAGCAGGTTGGCATATAAGAACTTCAACAAGTGGCAATGGCATTAATTATTCTTGGCAAAATTCAAGTGGAGGTGTAGTTTTTTCTTCTGGAGAACAATCTTTTACTTTTACAAATGGATGGCATCACGTTGTAGCAACTTGGGATGGCACAACAAATTCTAATGGTATTAAACTGTATATAGATGACAATTTATTTTCACAAGGAACCGCAAACGCCACTCTTGCTTCTCAAACATTTACTTTAGGCCCAACTTTAGGAGCAGATAGACAATCAAGTGGAAGGAGTATTCAAGGATTAGACCAAGTCCGCATATTCAACAAAGCACTATCCGCAGGAGAGGTAACAACATTATATAACGAAACAGCTTGTAATTAAAACATAAACAATGGGAATAACGAAAGTATCAAACAGTGTATTAAAAGACCTAGCGGTAGATACGCAGAACATAGTAGATGATGCAGTACAAACTAGTAAAATAGTAGACAGCGCAGTACAAACAAGCAAGATAGCTGACGATGCTATAAACTATAGTAAGTTATCAAATGAGTTCACAACATCGGCTGCTATTGCTGCATCTGATATAGACTTTAGTACGGCGCAAGTTTTTACAAAAACACTAACTGGAGACATTACTTTTACGTTTTCCAACACCGCTATAGGTATGGTTAAGGATCTAGTTTTAACGGGAGATGTTGTTATTACATGGCCCACTGGAACTAAGATTGCTGCTGGAACGTATACTGGAGCTGTAAGCAATTTAATTCAGGTTGTTGTTACTGCGGCAGGAGAGTATTGGTTAACTATATCACAAGAACAAGTATAATATGAAAGCAATAGAGATCAACGGGAACATTAAAACATTTAGACGTCTACCTAGTGTATGGGAAGATGCAAATGGACTGCATACTAATTTTAAGAAAGTATCTGACCCAACGCAATACGGATTCTATGATGTTGTAATGCCAATGTACGATTCAGTAACACAACAAATATCTAACCTACACTTTGACAAAGAGCAAGAGAAGTTTGTATATGATGTTACCGATAAGGTATTTAGTCAAACCTTAGAGCAAGCTAAAGAGACTAAGAAGCAACAAGTAAAAGAAATAGCTAATAAGCTATTACAGCCAACTGATTGGTATGGAATAAGATTAGCAATCAAAGGAATAGAAATACCTCAAGATGTAACAGATGCAAGAGATGAAATATTAAGAAAATCTGATACTGCAGAAGTAGAAATTGACAGCCTAACAACAATAGCAGAGGTGCTGAAGTACAATATTGTTTTAGTAGAGCCTATTGACCCATTGGGAGAGTTAGGAGAACCATTAACAGAGTAGTATGTTAGGAAAAAGACTTATAAAAGCTAAAGTTGCAGTAGGCGGCGGAGGTTGTACGGACATAGTAGATAATTACGACCCATTTGGAGGGGGAGGTCTTGCTTTGTATCAATTAAATGGCGATGCTACTGATGTTAGTGGAAACTATAATGGTACTGCTTCAAATGTTACTTATGGCACAGGTGTTTTTGGTCAAGCAGGTGTTTTTAATGGGAGTAGTAGCTATATAGATACTGCTTTAAATTCTTCTGCGGTATCTTCATCTTCAGATTTTACTATATCTGCTTGGGTTAATATAGACAATTTTACATCATCTTATAGTCAAATTTTAGTTGATGGTTCAAATGCAAGTTGGGCGGGATTAGGATTTAGTTTTCAAGTAACAGATACAGGGACATTAAGATTAAATTTAGCTAATAATGGTTCTTCAGCAGGAGTAACATTAACAAGTTCTGCTGTTTTACAAACAGGGAATTGGAGCAACGTAGTAGCTGTTATTGATATTGGAAATAAAATTAGTTTATACTTAAATGGAGAAAATGTTGCTAATTCCTCAATAAGCAGTGGAGCAAGAAACACTATTGGTAATTGGCAAATTGGCAGAGATACATCAGGTGCAAGATGGTTTGATGGCTCAATAGACCAAGTAAGAATATTCAACGAAGCATTAGACCCTTTAGAAATAGAGGCATTATACACAGAAGAACTATGTATTTGTGATGGTACAGTAGATACATTAGACATATTAGGAGACGGTTCTTGTATAGCTACATATCAATTAGATGGCAATGCTAATGATTTAAGCGGTAATTATAGTGGAACGCCTACTGATGTTTCTTATGGCGTAGGAGAGTTTGATTTGGCAGGGGTGTTTAATGGGAGTAGTAGTAGGATTGAATCAAACATAGATGTATTCAATACAACCACATATTCTGTATCTTTATGGGCTAATGTTGGCTCCTACAAAGGGGCAAGTTATAATCATTGGGCATTTATAATTAATAATGACCAACACGTTGTTATAGGTGAATCTCCTGCTAACACTTTAAAAATATATTTCAGCGATTTCACAATATCAAACCCATTTTATACAATAACAGACCCTACTGCTTGGCATCACATAGTAGTAACAAGGACAGGCAATAGTATATCTATGTATGTAAATGGTACTTTAGCTAATACTTTTTCTTATGGAGGTCTAAGCCAAGGAACAGGGTTTAAACTTGGAACTAACCACACAGATAATGCTTTCTTTGACGGCTCAATAGACCAAGTAAGAATCTTTAACAAAGCATTATCTTCAAGTGAGGTAACAACATTGTACAATGAAACTGCTTGTACTGTTACATATTCAAATACAGAATGGAGAGGTGCTTGGGACACTGTAAATTCAATAACATCTGCTTGTGCTGCAGGAAGCAGTACTTTATCTTTTAGTAATAACGACAGAACTGCAACAGAATCTGGCACAGGATTTTATGTTGGAGCTTTTAGTGAAAACCAATACGGCACATTTTATTTGTTTGGTGCAGATGCAGGAGGATTGGCTACTAAATTTACAGGTAATTTTACAGATGATACTTTTATTTACAGACCCATATTAGAAGGAGGTGTGTATGCTGAAATATTAATGGAAGCCCCTGAATTAAGATTAGGAATAACAAAAAATAGAGTTTGTACCGCCCCAGACCAATCTGCTTGGTACGATAATGCTATTGTTTATAGAAACTGGACTGGTCAAATTATAAGATACAATACAGTAGTAACAACAACTGCAACTTTTACAGTAGGCGACATTATAGGTATATTGTTAGACGAGACTGCAGGAATAGTTACTTTTTACAAAAATGGGACTTTTGTATATACCGTTTCATTATAAGGAAAATTAAACTATGGACAATAAAATATCATTTATAAGTGGGTTTATGTTTACAACCCTATCAAATATTAACTTATACATCTAGCGGAACATATACTGCTTAAAATCAAATAAAATGAATACAATTAGAAAATTAAGTGTAGGTAGAGACTATAAAGTCGACGCTATGCACTATCAATTAAATCAACAAGTTTACGGAGGACACATTATTTGTGATATAATAGAAGAGAACGACGCGTATTGTATATATATCAAAAAAGGTGATGATATATTACCATGGAAGTCTTTTAATAAGAACATGGGTATAAGCGTTGAATTTAATTTAGATTATGAATAGTCCAATAGATTTTATTGTACAGCCAAAAGAAAAAAGATATAACAACACAAAACAAATTGACGGAACAGAGTTAGTATTAAATACATCTGTTGAAGATCATAAATTTGTTAGCAGAGAAGCAATAGTAAAAGCAACTCCATTAGCGTTTGAAACAAATATAAAACCAGGGGACGAGCTTATAGTGCATCATAATATATTCAGAAGATTTTATGATGTACATGGAAATGAAAAGAATAGTAAAAGCTATTTTAAAGAAGATACTTACTTCTGTGCAATAGATCAAATATTTTTACATAAACAAAACAAAGAATGGTTTGCAACACCGGGATTCTGTTTTGTGGCTCCAATAAAAAAAGAAGATGAAGGTTTAATATCTACAGACGTAGAAGAGCCACTGAAAGGTATTGTTAAATATACCGATAATTCAGAATTTGTTTTAAAAGAACAAGTTGTTGGATTTACTCCTGACTCGGAGTATGAGTTTATAATAGACGGAAATAGACTATATAGAGTACCACTTAAATCAATTTCAATACACTATGACCGCGAAGGAAATGAAACAGAATATCATAACAGCTGGCTATAAAGCAGTTGAAGAATTAATAAAAGTTGCTCGTGAGCAAATTATAGATTCAGAAGATGACATTAGCGCAGATCGCTTAAAGAACGCTGCAGCAACAAAAAAACTAGCAATATTTGACGCGTTTGAAATACTTAATAGAATTGAAGACGAAAAGAATATTTTAGATAACAAGCCAAAAGAAGATGTAGAAATTGCGTTCTCTGGGTTTGCTGAAAAAAGAAGTAAGTAATGTACGAACAGTCATTATTTAAAATTATAGAGCCTATCAAGCATACTACAATAAATAGACTTAATAAAGCTAAATATTGGAAGTATGGTTATGATAAGGAGCACGACGTAATCGTTATTGGTCATACGGGCCAAATAGGGGAGATATATGAGATCCAAAACCTAAAAATAGCATTACCTAAGGTTCCTAAAGAAGTACACAATACAGGAGGCAAATGGACTCCGTCTGAGTATCCTAAAGAACTTAAGAATATTAAAACAATATTCGATTGGGAATCTTATTCTAATGACTTTAAAAGCAAATGGGTTGAATATATTGAAAATGAATTTACGCGAAGGGAAGAAGGATATTGGTTTATTAATAAAGAAGTGCCTACTTATATTACTGGTACCCATTACATGTACTTGCAGTGGACCAAAATTGATGTTGGGCAGCCAGACTATAGGGAAGCAAATAGATTATTCTTCTTATTCTGGGAAGCTTGTCAGGCCGACAGTAGGTGTTTCGGAATGTGCTATCTTAAGAATAGACGGTCCGGTTTTAGTTTCATGGCAAGCGGAGCAACGGTTAATTTGGCAACAATATCTTCTGATGCTAGATTCGGAATACTATCAAAATCTGGGGGTGACGCTAAGAAGATGTTTACAGACAAGGTGGTACCTATATCAATCAACTATCCCTTTTTCTTCAAACCGATCCAGGACGGTATGGACAGGCCCAAAACCGAAATCGCATTTAGAGTACCCGCGTCCAAGCTTACAAGAAAATCCATTGCAAAAACCACGGATACCAAAAGTCAACTACAAGGACTTGATACGACCATCGACTGGAAGAACACCGGTGATAACTCCTACGACGGTGAAAAGCTCAGACTTCTAGTACACGACGAAAGTGGTAAATGGGAAAAACCAAACAATATATTAAATAACTGGAGGGTTACAAAAACTTGTTTGAGATTAGGTAGCAGAATCATAGGTAAATGTATGATGGGCTCTACTTCTAACTCTTTAGATAAAGGGGGAGATAATTTTAAAAAATTATATGAAGCATCAGACGTTACGAAAAGAAACCGCAATGGACAGACTAGCTCAGGATTATATTCTTTGTTCATTCCTATGGAGTGGAACTACGAAGGATTCATTGATACTTATGGATTACCTGTCTTCAACACGCCTGCAGAACCAGTTGACGGACCTTATGGAGACAAGATAGAAGTAGGTGTTATAGAACACTGGGAAAACGAAGTAGAAGGTTTAAAATCTGATCAAGATGGTTTAAATGAATTTTACAGACAGTTCCCTAGAACAACAGAGCATGCGTTTAGAGATGAAGCTAAAAACTCCATCTTTAATTTAACAAAAATATACGATCAAGTAGATTACAACGAAGGCATTGGTATTTCTAATGTAGTTACAAAAGGAAACTTTGCTTGGGAGAATGGTATAAAAGACACTAAGGTTATATTCTATCCTGACAAAAACGGTAGATTTAATATATCCTGGATTCCGCCTTTAAACCTTCAAAACCGTGTAATAATAAAAAATGGTACAAAAGCGCCAGGAAATAGCGACTTAGGTGCCTTTGGTTGTGATAGTTACGATATATCAGGTACAACAGACGGAAGAGGTTCTAAAGGAGCTTTGCATGGGTTGACAACTTTTTCTATGACAGAAGGAGTTCCACCTCATCATTTCTTTTTAGAATATATTGCAAGACCTCAAACCGCGGAGATATTTTTTGAAGATGTATTGATGGCATTAATATTTTACGGTATGCCAATACTAGCAGAGAATAACAAACCAAGATTGCTGTATTATATAAAAAGAAGAGGGTATAGAGGGTTTTCAATGAATAGACCTGATAAGTTGGCTGCAAAGCTATCACCCGCTGAAAAAGAAATTGGTGGTATACCAAACTCTTCAGAAGATATAAAACAAGCTCACGCAGCTGCAATTGAAACATATATACAAGATTATGTAGGAGCTTTTGAAAACGGTGACTACGGAACATTATATTTTAATAGAACCCTAAATGATTGGGCTAAGTTTGATATAAATAAGAGAACGGCGTTTGATGCCGCTATAAGTTCTGGATTAGCTATAATGGCTTGTAACAGACACAAATATATGCCTCAGTCAGTTAAAACAACAACAAAGTTAAACTTTGGTTTTACGAGGTATGATAACAAAGGAGCATTTTCAAAAATAATAAAATAGATGTCAAAAGTATTACCAAGAGGTGTATTCCCGAGCCAAGCGGTTTCAGATTCAGAAAAAGCTTCTAAGCTATATGGTTTAGAAATTGCTAGGGCTATTGAATCGGAATGGTTTAAAAGAGATTCAGGAACTGCACGCTACTATGCAAACAGAGACAACTTTCACAGACTACGCTTATATGCTAGGGGAGAGCAATCAATACAAAAGTATAAAGATGAATTATCTATTAATGGTGATTTGTCTTATCTTAACTTAGATTGGAAGCCTGTACCTATCATACCTAAGTTCGTAGATATTGTTGTTAATGGTATTGGTGAAAGAGCGTATGATATTAAAGCATATTCTCAAGACCCCAACTCTATTCAGAAAAGAACTGAGTATGTCGAGTCTGTAGTAAGAGATATGCAGTCTCGTGAAATATCAGATCAAATACAGCAACAACTTGGTATTAATGTATATGAAAACGATAAAGATAGTCTTCCTGAAACAGAAGAGGAACTTAATCTTCATATGCAGCTTAATTATAAGCAATCTATTGAAATTGCTTCAGAAGAAGCTTTAAACAATGTTTTTGATCATAACAAATATCAGTTATTAAAGAAAAGATTAGACTATGACATTGCTGTTATAGGTATGGCTTGTTCTAAAAATAGTTTTAATACTGCAGAAGGAATTACAATTAAATATGTAGATCCAGCAGATATTGTTTATTCATATACTGAGTCTCCTTACTTTGACGATATATATTATGTTGGAGAAATAAGAAGAGTTAGTTTAACTGATCTTAAAAAAGAATACCCTGATTTAACTCAAAAAGATTTAGAAGAAATTGAAGGCACTGGTTCAGGGTCTTTGATGTACAATAAGTCTTATGCTGCAGCAGATGTGCAAGATAAATCTTATGTATACGTATTATACTTTGAATGGAAAACATTTAAAAATCAAGTATACAAAGTTAAAGAAACTGCATCAGGAGCTTTAAAGGCTATTAAAAAAGATGATTCCTTTAATCCACCTAAAGATGATAGATCAAGATTTGAAAAAGTAAGTAGGTCTATTGAGGTGTTATACAATGGTGCTAAAGTAATTGGCTCTAATAAGCTATTAGAATGGAAGCTTGCTGAAAATATGACAAGACCAAAGACTGATACTACTAAAGTTCAAATGAGTTACAACATCGTAGCTCCTAGAATGTATAAAGGTCAAGTTGAGTCATTAGTAAGTAGAATGACTACGTTTGCTGATATGATTCAAATTACGCATTTGAAACTGCAGCAAGTTCTTTCAAGAATGGTACCAGATGGTGTTTATTTAGATGCCGACGGTTTATCTGAAATAGATTTAGGTAACGGAACAAACTATAGTCCACAGGAAGCATTGAATATGTATTTCCAAACTGGTTCTGTTATTGGTAGATCAATGACACAAGACGGAGAGTTTAATCATGGCAAAATTCCTATCCAAGAATTGCAAACTTCTGCAGCTGGAAGCAAAATATCAAGTTTAATTAATTCTTACAACTATTATCTACAAATGATAAGAGATGTAACTGGATTAAATGAAGCAAGAGATGGCTCAACGCCAGATTCAAATGCTTTAGTAGGGTTGCAAAAACTTGCGGCAGCAAATTCAAATACAGCTACAAGACATATAATGCAAGCTGGTTTATACCTAACATTAAAAACAGCTGAAGCTATATCTCTTAGAATATCCGATGTACTTGAAAATTCAAATACAAGGAACAACTTTATTCAGAGCATTGGTAGATTCAACGTTGGAACACTAGAAGAAATTTCACAATTACATCTTCACGACTTTGGTATATTCTTAGAATTGTCTCCGGATGACGAAGAAAAGCAATTGCTTGAAAATAATATTCAAATGGCATTGTCTAAAGAACAAATATACTTAGAAGATGCTATTGATATTAGAGAAGTTAAAAACTTAAAATTAGCTAATCAATTATTAAAAG